TATTATACTCAACACTTTAACTTCTTCGTCTGGGTGTACATCGACCACGATAGAGTCATGGACAGTATTAACTATACATGACTTGCAGTCAGCTAATCGTTGATCAATCTCTAACAACACTACAGGGACTATATCTGCTGTAGCAAAAGACTGGACAGGATAATTTTTTATCTGTGTAAAGTTTGACACTTTACCGCTAGAATACCTTTCCATGTCAGGAAAAGCAAACTCTCTACCTGATGGTGTAGTAATCTTACCTGTTGTCATAGCTTCTTTAGCCAGTCGGGAATGCCAAGACGCGATTCCTTTGTATTTTTCTGTGAAGTGTGTGTAATACTCTGCTTCCGCTGGCGTTCTCCCAAAGCCTGTTGCGCCATAAAGCGGTGCAAACGTGTGAGCCTTTGCAGTCTGCCTATCCGTAGGTTGACCAGCATCGGTAATAACTTTAGCGGTGTATGAGTGTACATCAAAGCCAGTAGATACTTCATTTATAGCTACCTCATCTTGTGATAAATACGCGGCAGCACGGAACTCTAGCTGCGCAAAGTCAGCCTCAAGTATCTTGCCGCCATCCCATCGTGACACAAATACTTTCTTTACAGGAAACGTGCCGCCACGGGGCATGTTCTGCATGTTAGGATCAGCACCAGAGAAACGACCTGTTGCTGTTCTGTGCTGCAGTAAACGCACATGCAGTTTACCATCAGCTTTAGTATGCGTTTGGATACCGTCCACAAAAGAAGACAGATATGTATCCAAAGCAGACAGTCTTTGTAGGTCTGTTAAAAATCTCTCTGCCTCTACAAAGCCACTCTTTCTAGCAGAGTTAGACAAAACATCTAACATCTTTTTGCTTGTGCTAAAACCGTGGGCACTAACCCATTTAGCACTAGGTGCTTTAAACTTTAAACCTGCCACAGACTTAGTAGGCGTAAAGCGATAGCCTAGACCACCACAGTCTTTACACATAGGCAGCTTTGCATATGGTGTGCCATCCTTCTTCATCTTCTTTTGTTTACCTGTGCCATAACAAGTGAAACATTGCCCTGCTTTGGTCTTGTAAATAATAGAAGAGTTGTTGTTTATCTCGTTAGTGTAATCTTCCTTCGACATGTATGGTGTAAACAAGTTAGCCCATAACGCTTTGTTGTCTGGCTTTCTGCTATAAATAACCCAAGACATTTGCTCTGGACTATTAAGGTTGATAGGTGTATCTCCCATTAGTTCTGAAACTTGATTCTTTAAACGCTTTTCTATTTGATCTTTCTCTTTCTCAAATTGCTTACGAACAGTATCAAGAACAGATAAGTCTACCTTAAATCCTCTCTGGTATATACGTGACAGACACACAGCTACGCGGTTAGTGAGAGTGACTGTGTTCATAAGACCTGCATCTTCCTCGCTATTTAAACGCAGCATCAACCTATCAGATAACTGCTGTGTGGCATGAAGATCAGCAGACAAATAATCACACAAGTCATTGTACGGTATGTCTCGCACACTGTAACCTTTCTTTAGGTACTCCTTCAACGTATCCTGTTTCTTTGTATCCAACTCGTAACGCTCTGCACAGGCTTCAAGTGACAGAGGTTTCTTGATACCACGTTGTAATACATACTCAGCAAGCATGGTATCAAACACAGGCCCATCATATTTAAAGCCCGACTCCCACAGCCACAGTAAATCGTGAGCAGCGTTGTGACAGATAAGTATAGTGGCTTCATCAAGGAACCACTGCACACGCTCGTAATAATCCTTTTGGTTAGGCACATCAGAGTGATCAAACGGAAAGTGCTGCTCCACACCCTGATCTGTTAATACACCAACCATAGTCAATGAGTTTTCTGGTTCAAACGGATCAAAGTGCAACTTGCCATCACGCTCTGTAACTGTGTTTTCTACATCTAATGTTAACTTCATGCTTCATATCTCCCTGTCAAATAATTGAACTCACATACTATACGACCATGCCAGCCTGTCAACTTATTCTTTGCAAGCACTAAATGCCTAAAGCCATCATCCTCTGCAACCTCTGCATCACTATTGTTGTTACTGGTCTGTGGGCTTTTGGCTATGAGTATCATAAGATCAGCCTCTGCTGCCTTACCTGTGCGAGATCCTTCCATCATCGACTGATCTAGATTCACCCGGCCCTCTGCTTCTGCATTTAGCTGAGACATATAGAATATAGCACAACCATACTCCTTTGCAATCTGTCTTGCATAGATAGCATTAGCTTTCAGCGCTTCATCTGGGCGAGAGAAGCCCCCAAAGTTAGCAAACTTATCTCCCATATCTAACACAACTATATCCGGCTTGTAGCTTTTGCACACAGATTCTACCCAAGGCATGTCTTTACCTGTGCTGTCGTAAAGCATGATGTTTTGTTTTACAGCGTCATACAAAGTGTGTGCCTTATGTGGATTGTCTTGCACTTCTTTCAAAGTCATACCTGTGGCCGCACTAAGATACCTAGCACCCACACGATGCCCACTTTCTTCGTTACATAAGATAATACACTTGGCTCCCTGTCTGGCGAATCCACTTGGCCCTGCTATCATGCTAGCATGAAAAGATGTCTTACCTGTATTAGATCGGGCACCTATGATAATTAAGTGTCCGTCATTAACACCCTCTACTTTACGTGCTAACGTAGGTATATTAAAAGTCCACCTTGACTCTAAGTCATTACGACTAAGCAGTGACTCTATAGAAAGATCATCCCAATCGACATTAAGATTTGGGATAAAATCATCAGTATAATTATCAAGAATGTCTCTGAGGGGTTGTAGAGAGGAAATAGTACCGTTAACATAGTCAAAACCAAGATTAGCAATGTCTTCCCCAACAACCTGCTGAAATAATTTAGACAGCACATCTGCTGCAACATCTTTACCAAGTGGCTGCTCCCTTTTTATCTTCAGAAACAAATCAGAGTACGCAGTCTTTTGCGCAGTGGTAAGTGTAGTGTTCTCTGACATAAAGATTGCTTCTATCTCATCAGGGGTAACTGTCCGGGCGTACTTATCCATAGCAGCATCAATAGCCTGCTTAATCTTACGTACATCTTTACTGAACAGCCTATCTGGACAACGTGACCCCCTGTGATCATCGTAGAACGATTTGTCCATCAAACTTCTAACCAGTGATAATTCCATTTAACTTCTCCATATCTTCGGGGTTACGATATTTCAAATCATCTTTCAAACGTAGGACACGAACATCGTTTACATGCCCACGTAATTCTTTTGCTATCTGCAAATTCTTAGTAAGCGCATCGGGATCTAACGCTACTATGGCTGTTGAGAACTGTGCAAGATACCCTTTATGCCCTTCCTGTAAAGAGGTACCAAGAAGAGCAACCCCGACAAAGGATGTTAAACTGCCAACAACAGTAGCACTCACACAGTCCTCAACAACTACAGCGACACTACCACAACCGTAATGGAAAGGCAAGTCACTATTTCCATATCTTTTCCACTTAGGCAATCTAGTGCTTAAAGATCTGCCTATAGCATCTATCAAAACTTTATCACGCACAATGGGAAACACTATTCTGTTTTCTTTTATGTCGTGCATGACACTGAGATCATCTGGATCAAATCCATAACTGTAACAAAACTTAACAATGTTTGTTTCTCTCCTGTGTGGCACTATATATGCTGGTAAGTTAAAAGACTTTTCTGCATCTGATAAATCTTCTTTTCTTTTCTTTATATCATCCACAGATAATCTTACACGCTTTTGTCCAGATACACCACAGGACAATCTATAACAATTCCACAGAAGAGTGCCCATGTTATTGGTCACAGTAAATGTCCTTTGCCCACAGTTAGGACAAGACATTCTTTTTGTTTCTCCATCATATAAATGTATATCACTTATATGTTTATATATATTATGTATCATAAGTTCTCCTGTGGCACGTTCATGTGCTTTTAACATGGTTTTTACGGGCTGTCAATGCATTTTCTGCACTCGTATACGTATTTTTCATGTATGGTTTAACACTATTAGGACTAGCATGGCCTGTTACAGCCATAATTTGACCCATCGTGACACCTGCCTCTACCATTTCGGTAGTGCCTGTGCGCCTTAAATCTGCGATTCTAAGCGTGTTAGGCAATCCTGCTAGGGTGATAGCCTCACGAGCATGTCGAGACAGTCTGTCGAGCTTGTAGGGCGAGTAAACACCATTCTGTGGTTTGAAGTAAGGTGCGACATACTCTTGAAAGCCGAAGTCTTCTTTCTGCTGCACTAGCATTTCGTATAGATCATCCTCTATGGGCAAGTGTACTACTGCACCACGCTTGGATTGCTCTAAATTTAATACTTGATTTTCGAAGTCTATGTAAGAAAACTTTAACATTCGCATGTCTCCTACCCTTTGACACCACTCGTATGCCATCTGCGCTATTAGCCCTAAATTACGAAACTCAAAATGAGAATAACAATAGTCTAAAAACGACACGACTTGATCTTTACGCCAAACAACCTTGCGGGGCTTGACCTGTTTACGCTTAAATGTGGTGAAAGGATTGGCCTCTACAAACCCCATCTCCATGCCAAACGAATACATCTTTCGCGCTACAGCACACATATGATTGGCCATGTAGACCCCCCGTTGTAGCCACTGCTCATACGCTTGTCTAGCTTTTGCCCCGGTCATGTACTTTACATTTGTGCTTGACAAAGCCTTACCCTCTACTTTGGTAGCAAGTAGCACCCGCATGTAATAGTCATATTCTAGTTGAGTTTTGTATGCTAACGTCTTGTAATCATTAGACAAAAAATATTTACTGGACAAATCTTCAAGTGTAATTTTAGACATGCTAACTCCTTTCCTAAAAACTTGCGGCCCCCCCATGACCGTAGACAAAAAATTTTTTATGAGAGAGGACACAAAGCCCTCTCCCAATGTTTAGTTATCTATGCAGCTAACAATTCTTTGAACGGTTC